TCAGGATGAAATTGATTGGATTGTAAGGTACGAAAATCGTAATAACTTTATATCTAATCTAGCTTTAGATCAAGATGGTAATTCACTTGTTCTATTCCAATTTGTACAAAAGCACGGTAAGCCATTATATGATATGATTTTGAAAAAGGCACATAAAAGAAGAAAAGTCTTTTACGTGTCAGGCGAAACAGATACTGATACTAGAGAACATATTCGTAAGATAACAGAGGAGCAGAAAAATGCGATCATCGTTGCCAGTCTTGGTACTTTTAGCACCGGTATTAACATTAGGAATTTGCATAACATTATATTCGCATCACCTTCAAAGTCTCAAATCAAAGTCCTCCAATCAATTGGACGAGGATTAAGAAAGAGTGATGATGGTAAGAACACTATATTGTATGATATAGCTGATGACTTACATTGGAAAAGCTCAAAGAACTATACATTGTTACATGCAGCAGAACGGATTAAGATATACACAAAAGAACAATTCAATTTTAATATTATAGAGATACCATTACCATGACATACAGTTTAGACGATATCAATATTCAATTATTTAAGTTATCATCAGGAGACGAAATCATCTCTCTTGTATATGAGGTGCCAGGTGGTATTCTTATTGGTTTAGAGAATCCATTACTTCTTCATATGAAAATTAATGAAACTAACTTTACTCATCAATACGCATTTAGTGATTGGTCTCCAATGGCTAAGGATAGAGGTAAAATTAATCTCAATCCTACTCATGTAATATGTCAAGCAGAAGCTGATGATGATATCAAAGAAAGGTATATTCGAATGTGCTTACGGATGAGAGAAGACGATATAGATGTAGATGATGAAGAAGAAACTAATCCTTTAAGAGAAGATCAGTTAGAGCTTTTCTCAAGTATGATTCCTAAGAAAGTATCGATTCACTGACTATGGGTATCCTCCCCTCCTCAGCCAACTCTTCTATTATATCACACTTTTGGGAGTTTGTAAACCTTTTTTTTCAATAATTTCAAATTAATTTCAATAAATAATCCTTTACAATCCTTGAAAAGTATGATATAATAACTATATTAAAATGAAACAAAAGGAAAAATATATGAATATTAATTTACAAACTCACTATAGGGATTTTCAATCTATCATTGACCCAACCAATACACTTCAAATTAAATACCTAAATGATAATATTGATGATCTCTCTACATACGATATCAACGTCCCAAATCTAATCAAGGCTTGGGAATCTAACCAATGGCCATGGAACAGGCCAAAAATTGAAGGAGAATCTTTGGGATGAAACCTAGACAAAAACCGCATTATGTAAACAATAAGGAGTTTTCACAATCTGTGGTTGACTATGTGAAACTCGTAAATGACGCACAGGAAGCTGATCAACGGCTTCCTGTGGTTACTGATTATATTGCAACTTGCTTTCTTAAGATCGCACAGGGGTTGTCACACAAGTCTAATTTTATTCGCTATACATATCGCGAAGAAATGGTAATGGATGCTGTAGAAAACTGTTTGAAAGCAATTACCAACTATAATATTGAAGCAGCTACTCGTACAGGTAAACCAAACGCATTTGCGTACTTTACACAGATATGCTATTATGCATTTTTACGTAGGCTTGCAAAAGAGAAGAAGCAACAAGACATTAAATTTAAGTACATTGAAAAAGCTGGTATTGAAGACTTTATTGCAGGTGCTGACGTTGATGGCCATATTGATTCTGCCACTCGAGCTTTTGTTGATCAGTTAAGAGATCGTATTTCTGTTGTTAGAGATAATGACTCATCAATAAAGGCATTTGCAAAAGAAGAAAAAAAGAAAGATAAGGTCCGCAAAGCTGAAGGCCTTGAACTTTTCATGGGAAACTAAACTAAATGAAAATAGCAGTCTTGAATGATACCCATGCTGGTGTCAGAAATAGCTCAGACATATTTCTTAATTACCAAAAGAAATTCTACGAAGAACAGTTCTTTCCATATTTGAAAGAACATGGTATTAAACAGATCTTGCATCTGGGTGATTACTACGACCACAGGAAGTTTATTAACTTCAAAGCTCAAAATGAAAATAGGAAAATGTTCTTAGAACCTATGAGAGATCTAGGTATTACTATGGATATTATCCCAGGCAATCATGATGTATTCTATAAGAATACTAATGACCTTTGCTCATTGAAAGAGTTACTTGGTTACTATACAACTAATGTTAACATAATTATGAAGCCTACTGTTGTAGACTATGATGGTTTACGTATTGCATGTATTCCATGGATTAATAATGAAAACTATGATACTACTATGAAGTATCTATCTAAAGTAGATGCTGACTGGGTAGGATCACATTTAGAGCTTGAAGGCTTTGAAATGATGAGAGGCGTAACTAATACACATGGTATGAGTAAAAATACGTTTAAACGATTTGAATGTGTTATGTCAGGTCACTTCCATACTAAATCAGCACAAGACAATATACATTACCTAGGCTCACAATTCGAATTTACTTGGGCCGATGCCGCAGATCCTAAGTACTTTCATATTATTGATACTGAAGATAGATCACTTACACCTATTAGAGTTAATCAAACTTTATTCAAAAAAGTCCTTTACAATGATGACAAAATAGATTATAATAACTATAATTGTAATGAACTAATAAATAAGTTTGTAAAGGTAGTTGTTGTGAACAAAGCAGATCATTTTATGTTTGATAGGTTTATTGATCGTATTCAGCAAGTAGATCATCATGATTTAAAGATTGCAGAAACCTTTGATGAGTATCTTGGTGAAAACGTAGTTGATGAAGGTATCTCAGTTGAGGATACTACTGAGCTATTAGATTCTTACGTAGAAGCAGTTGAAACTGAATTGGATAAAGAAAGAATGAAAGCTTTAATGAGAGGCTTATATGTTGAAGCTCAAAATAGTGAGGTTTTATGATTAGGTTTAAGTCAGTGAATTGGAAGAACTTTCTTTCAACAGGTAATAATGTAACACAGATAGATTTATCTAGATCGCCTTCCACTTTAGTGGTTGGTCAGAATGGCGCTGGTAAGAGTACTTTACTTGATGCGCTTTCCTTTGGATTGTTTGGTAAGCCTCACCGAGCGATCTCTAAAAATCAATTAGTCAATACTATAAACAAAAAGCACACTATTGTTGAAGTTGAATTTGAAGTTGGTTCACATAAGTTTAAGATTGTTCGTGGTATTAATCCAGGGAAGTTTGAAATATGGCAAAACGGTAATATGATTAACCAGTCATCTACTGCTAGGGATTATCAAAAGTTCCTTGAGATTAACATATTGAAATTAAACCATAAATCATTCCATCAAATTGTAGTGTTAGGCTCTTCATCATTTATACCATTTATGCAGTTAAACCAAGGCAACCGCCGAGATGTAATTGAAGATCTATTAGACATTCAAGTTTTCTCAAAAATGAATAGTATCCTTAAAGATAAGATCTCTAAGAATAAAGAAGAGATTAATGATGCTAACTATCGTCTCGAATTAGCTAAAGAGAAGATTACTATGCAAAGGAAGTATATAAGGGATATTACTGAGATTAATGATGAAGTAATACGCGAAAAGGGAGTTCTGATTGAGCAGAACAGAGATGAATGGGTATTCTTACAACAAAGTAATACAGAGTTGATCAGAGTGATCGATGATAAAGAAAGTCCTCTAACCGATAGTCTATCAACCTTTCATGACAAAAAACAGTCCCTTTTAGGCTATTCTGGGCAATTTAAACAACAAATGCATGGTGTAGTCAATGATGCAAAGTTCTATGAAGACAATGAAAATTGCCCTACTTGTCAACAAACAATAAAGGAAGATTTAAGGCAAAACAAGCTTAAAAACGCACAAAGTAAGGCTAAAGAATTACAAGTGGCTATGGATAAAATATCTACAGAAAATGCTGCAGTAGAAGAGTCTATTGGCAAGATTAACAGTGAGTTATCTGAAATTCGTCAAATGCATTCTACTATAAGTGCTAACAATATGGCTATCAATAGATTACAAAAAGAGATCTCTGCATTAGAAACAGATATAAATAAACTTACCGGAAGCGAAGGCGATCTGGGTCAAGCAAATAAAGACTTGGCTGAGGTTGTATCTGAACGTGATACTCTTGGTGAGCTTAAACTTAGGCTTATGGAAGAGAAAAGCTACTCAGATGCTGCTGGTGAAATGCTAAAAGATACTGGTATTAAAACAAAAGTAATTAAACAGTATCTTCCGGTCATGAACAAATTGGTTAATCAATACCTTCAAGTTCTTGACTTCTTTGTTTCGTTTAATCTCGATGAGAACTTCAACGAGGTGATCAAGTCAAGACATCGTGATGCATTTAACTATGCATCATTTTCTGAAGGTGAAAAGCAAAGAATAGATTTATCTTTGTTGTTTACTTGGAGGCAAATTGCGAAGATGAAAAACTCAACTTCAACGAATCTTCTGATTCTTGATGAGACTTTTGACTCTTCGTTAGATCATGATGGCATTGATAATTTGATGAAGATTCTTGGAACACTAGAAGATGATAGTAATGTATTTGTAATATCACACAAAGGTGATTTGCTAGACGGTAAGTTTAGATCTAAGATCGAATTCGTTAAAGAACATAACTTTTCAAAGGTAGCGTAATGCAAGTAAAATTAGTAAGTCATTCAGTTCCAACCGAAGAATATCGTATTCAAGGAGTTGAAGACACACAAGACCTAGTAGCATACACAGCACGTGTATCTAATCCAGGCAATCAAACTAATAAACAGACATCTGATAAGCTTATCAGGTATCTAATGAAAAATGATCATTGGTCTCCACTTGAAATGGCAAGTGCATGTTTAGAAATCACAACAACCCGTGATATTGCACGACAGATTCTAAGACACCGATCATTCTCTTTTCAAGAGTTTTCACAGCGGTATGCTAATCCAGATAAAGAACTGGCAGGAGCATTTGTAACTCGTGAAGCACGATTACAAGATCCTAAGAATAGACAAAACTCAATTGAGATCGAAAGTGATCCTAATATTCAATTGAATGCTTCTCAACAAGAATTAGTTACAGATTGGCAAAGACGACAGCACTCAGTAACTAATGCAGCAAAAGTTGCTTATGAATGGGCCATTGAAAATGGTATCGCTAAAGAGCAGGCAAGAGCGGTGTTACCCGAAGGTATGACTGTTTCTCGTATGTACATGAACGGTACTCTTAGATCTTGGGCGCATTTTATTAGCTTAAGATCAGGAAATGGAACACAAAAAGAATGCATGGAAGTAGCAAAGGCGTCAGCAAAAGTATTAGAGCCGATATTCCCAATGATAATAGACTTCGTGAAGTAACATATACTCAAAGGGACTGGGATCGAACTGTCGGTTGGGGCCCAGTCCCTGAGAAATATAAATTGAAAATAAATCAAAAAAAGTGAAAATAAACCTTTACAATTGGTCAAAAGTGTGATAGAATATACATAATGGAAAATTAAATATTTTCCGTTAACTTGGAAGGAGACTTAATGATGATTGTAAATAACTCAAAATCGATACTAGCCAAACTCTTGGCGAAAGAGAACATTAATATAGTTCATGGAAACTATAGAACTGCGTTCTTTGATGTTGAAAAGCGTACCCTAGGTTTACCCCTATGGACTAACCTTGATGATGTATATGACCTGTTGGTCGGACATGAAGTTGGTCACGCTTTAGAAACACCACCCGAAGGTTGGCACGATGCAGAGGTAGAAATACCTGGTTGCCCTCGTAGCTATCTGAATGTTGTGGAAGATGTTCGAATTGAAAAGTTAATACAACGTCGTTATCCGGGCTTGGTGTCATGCTTTAAGCGTGGCTATCAAAAATTATATGATGATGATTTCTTTGGTGTTAATCAAATACCAGAGATAACTCCTGATTATGTAAACTTGATTGATAGGATTAATCTAAAAGCTAAACTACGTGAACTAATCACAGTTAAATTTTCAGCTGATGAAAGGGATCTAGTTAATGAAGTCTTTGCAGTGGAAACTTGGGAAGACGTGATTGAGGCTTGTAAAAAGCTTTATGCACATGCGTTAGAAAATTCATCAACTCGGTCTCCTTCCATCTCTAATGAGCAGGAGAATATAAGTAATGAAGAAGGTATGGAACAACCTAACACGCCGTCTGAGGCTGATGGTACTGAACCTAGAAGCATGGATGATAGTGAAGAAGGTACAGCTAAAAGTCAGAAAAGCGCAGAAGCTGAAACTGAAGAAGATGAAACTGAAACAGAAGACGAGAAGGAGGAGGAAGAGGAAACAAAAGTAAAAAGTAAAAAGTATGGAAAACGTTATTATTAGAATATGCTGGTCTTGTTAAAAATGCCAATGAAAGAATTCTTCTGTACGTGGTAATTAATTTTTTGAAAAATCATATCCAA